GATGGGTATTGATCCCTCACAGCCTATGACTCAAGATATGGCTAACCAATTAGCAACTAGTCAAGTTGCAGGCCGTGATGTTAATAAGTCAAGTGACTACATTAAAGGTGAATTGTTAGGTAAAGTAACGAGGTACGCCGCATCTAAAGACATTCAAGGAATACAGCCATCATCCAGCGGAACAATGGTTGCATCCGCAGATACTAAAAAATCAGAAATACCAAAAGCACAGCGTGGAGGTGTATTTGACGGACCTGATTCAGGTTATCTAGTAGAGTTACATGGTCCTGAAACAGTTATACCTAATGATAAGATTGCTAGTGTAGCTAAGAAAGAACTTGATTCTATGTCAAAAATGTCCGGCAGTGTAATGAATGCTGATGGAGATTTACCAAAAGAAGTTAAAGAATTCTTCCAACTTCAAGGACAAGTTAATAGTTTAAAATCTTTAAAGGCAGACGATGGTAGAGAAACATTTAGTGCAGTAGATCCAGAATCACAAAGAGCGCAAGAAAAAATGTTTGCTAAACTTGATGAAATGATGTCAAGCTTAGTTTCAGGCGGCAAAGATAAAGCTTGGTTAGAAAGAGGAGGCGATGATGAACCAGTTGCTCCTAAAGAAATTGGAGCATCATTAGCAAAATATGCAGACGAAGATTCAGGTGTCACTGATGCTATGAAGAAATTAATGCCTGCAGGGATGGTAACTGATAGTCAATCTAGTATGGCTACTGCACCCTCAGCCGACATAGTAACAACTGCAACCGACACATTAAAAGATATTACAGACAATACAAAAAATGCAATGGTTGACGCATTGAAATCAATGCAAGATGAGTTTAAGGTTACGCTATCTCAAATAATGCAAAAACAACCAGAATCATCAGAATCAATGGCAGGCAACGACACCGTAACCGAATTATTAACTAGCAAATTGGATTTGATGATAGATAAACTATCCCAAAGCAATGACACACAGGGCAAGATATTACAGTATTCACAAGTTTGATACTAAATACTGTTAACCAGATAAAGTTATGACATACAAAAAGAAATTTTTAAACAGAAGCGGCGTTTCTAGCCCAATCTCCGGCGGTAATAGCAATCAAGGAGCATGGAACGGAAGCCCTGGCCAAAACGGCAGTTCTACTGGCGGATGGAATAACAATGAATTTGGTTATAAAAATTACGGTTCTAGACTTCCTGAAGTCTATTCTGGTCATCCAAACCGTATCGAACGATACAATCAGTATGAAATGATGGACGTTGATGCTGAAATTAACGCATGTTTGGATATTATTTCAGAGTTCAGTACAATGAAGAACGAGCAAAATAAAACTCCTTTTGCTTTTGAATTTAAAGATGATCCTACTCCGCACGAAGTAGAACTACTAAAGACACAACTACAACAGTGGTGTAAGCTAAACGAATTTGATGTACGCTTGTTCAAGATATTCCGTAACTGTATTAAATTTGGCGATCAAGTATTTGTTCGTGACCCAGAAAACTTTAAGTTATATTGGGTTGACATGCTTAAGGTCATTAAAGTTATTGTTAATGAAAGCGAAGGCAAGAAGCCTGAACAATATGTTATTAAAGACATTAACATCAATTTACAAAACTTAACAGTAGCGCAAAAAACTAACACAGACTTTGCTGCCAACCCTGCAACTGGATTTGGTGGCACCGGCGGTGGCGGAACAGGTGGTGGCTACACTGTACCTGCTATGCCGTATAATACTACCGGTAGTCGATTTACTTTGGGCCAGAGCGAGTCAGCCATAGATGCTAAACATGTAGTTCATCTAAGTTTGACGGAGGGTCTGGATCGTTTCTGGCCCTTTGGTCAATCAATTTTAGAAAACATTTTCAAAGTCTATAAACAAAAAGAATTACTTGAAGACGCTGTTCTAATCTATCGTGTACAACGTGCTCCTGAACGTAGAATGTTCAAGATTGACGTTGGTAACATGCCAAGTCATATGGCTATGGCATTCGTTGAGCGCATCAAGAACGAGATCCATCAACGTAGAATCCCATCACCATACGGTGGTTCTAGCGTAGTAGATGCTACCTACAATCCGTTATCAATGAACGAAGATTACTTCTTCCCTGTCACTGCTGATGGAAGAGGGTCAAGTGTTGAAGTGCTACCCGGTGGACAAAATTTGGGTGAGATTGATGACTTACGCTACTTCAACAACAGGTTAGCTCGTGGTTTGCGTGTGCCAAGCTCATATCTTCCTACTGGACCCGATGATAACACAACTCCATTAAGTGATGGTCGTGTTGGTACTGCTATGATTCAAGAATTTCGTTTCAATCAATACTGTGAACGACTACAGAACTATATTGCATTGAAGCTTGATGAAGAATTCAAACTATTCCTACGTTGGAGAGGATTAAACATTGATAGTGGATTGTTTCAACTAAAGTTTAATCCACCTCAGAACTTTGCAGCATATCGTCAAAGTGAATTAGATAATGCACGTGTTGGAACATTTGCTAGTATGGAAGCTTTCCCTTATATTAGTAAGCGGTTTGCACTAGAACGATTCTTAGGATTGACTGAAGAAGAAATTACTAAAAACGAATCACTATGGCGTGAAGAAAATAATAAGACTGAGGATGAAGTTCCTGCAGGACAAGACTTGCGTAACATTGGTGTAAGTGTAGGCGATATAGAGACTGATGAACAAACAGGTGAAGAAATGGAAGAGCCAGAAACACCTGACGGCGAAGAAATGACTCCTGACGTAGCAGGGCCGGTGCAATCATCACCTGGCGCTATGCCACCGGCAGGCCCAGAAGCATAACTGATAAATAGATTACTGGGATACCAAAATGAAATTAATGGAAATGTTTGACACACCTATATCAGGTTATCAAGATGTAAATCAAGATAACAGCAAACCTATATGGAAGCAGTCAAGAAAAACTAAACTTACCTTAAAACAAATACGTAAATTACGTAAGATGTTAGATGTTCGCAACTATGAAAAGAAGCAACATTTGAAAAAAGTTTTCGACCAGTACGGTCCTAAGCCCGATGCTGAAGGTGGACCTACTGTCTAATTCAGCTTATTCCAAGTGAAAACGCAAAAAATCAGCACTTAATGTGCTGTTTTTTATGATACCCACTAAATAATTCTACAAAGCCATTCTATTCAGGAGACAAACAATGGACAACAAAAAATTTGAACAACTTATTGATATGATTATCAATGAGAATGAAGAACAAGCTCGTGAATTATTTCACGAAATCGTGGTAGAGAAATCACGTGAAATCTATGAGTCTATCATGGACGAAGAGATGATGGGCGAAGGCGGCATGGTTGGTCAAGTCGGTGACTTGATGGACGAAATCAGTGCTGAAGAAGCCGGCGGCATGACCGAAGATGATGAAGAAATGGACTTTGGTGATGAAGAAGGTGACGAAGAAGTAATAGATATTGATGCAGACGACATGGGCGCTGAAGAAGGTGCTGAAGTTGAAGATGCAGTTATTCGTATCGAAGACAAGCTAGACCAATTAATGGCAGAGTTTGAACAAATCATGGGCGGCGGCGATGATGACATGGGCGGAGACGACATGGGTGCTGACGACATGGGCGATGATGACATGGGCGATGATGACATGATGGAAGCAGAAGAAATCGATGAAGAAGATGATGATTTAGAAGAATCAGTTATGGAAGCTGTTCAACTAAAACAAATCGGTGGATCAACATATAACAAGTACGGTCAAATGGGTGACAACGGTGCTCAAACAAAGAGCCCAAGTCTACAAAACAGTGGACAAGCTGGTATGGATAGCAGACCGGTTAAGTTCTCTGGTCAATCAGAAGCTGTACCATCAAGCCCAAAGGCTCCTAGCAATGCATATGCTAAAGGTGAAACATCTGTTAAAGGTGCTGGATCATTCAAGAATGCACCAGGTGCCGGCAACTTCAACGAAAAAGGTGAGTCAACACCTAAGCCAGTCACAAAAGACGCAGCCGGCGCTATCAAGAGCCCAGTAGCTGAGTCTCGCAAGACTACAAGAAGAATCGTTAAGTAAGGTCTGAGAGCAATGGCTTTGTATCTCAAGGAGCATCTAACATTCGACCGAGCCGGTATGGTGGTCGAAAGTGAAGGTGACGGCGACAAGAAGAATCTCTATATGAAAGGGATCTTCATTCAGGGTGGGGTTAAAAACGCTAATGAGCGTGTTTACCCCGTTTCTGAAATTGAATCTGCTGTTAACACTCTAAACGAACAAATCAAAACAGGCTATTCAGTTCTAGGCGAAGTGGATCATCCTGACGACTTAAAGATTAACTTAGACCGTGTATCACACATGATCACACAAATGTGGATGGATGGTGCGAACGGTTTTGGAAAACTAAAGATATTACCAACTCCAATGGGTCAGTTAGTAACTACCATGTTGCAGAGTGGTGTCAAACTTGGCGTGTCTAGTAGAGGTAGCGGAAACGTTAACGATATGGACGGCCGTGTCAGTGACTTTGAAATAGTCACTGTCGATATTGTCGCTCAACCAAGCGCTCCTAATGCTTATCCTAAAGCAATATATGAAGGTATGATGAATATGCGTCATGGTCATAAATTGTTGGATATCGCAAAAGATGCACAGGGTGACAAAAAAGTAGAAAAGTTTTTGAAAGAGGAAGTAATGCGCCTCATCAAAGACTTGAAAATCAAATAAAGGGGAATAAGCATGTTTGATGCTATCAAACCATTACTTGAAAGCGGTCTAATTAATGATGAAGTCGGTGCTCAGTTAAATGAAGCATGGGAATCAAAGTTAGTCGAAGCCCGTGAACAAGTTCGTGCTGAATTGCGAGAAGAATTTGCACGCCGTTATGAACACGACAGAAGCGTGATGGTTGAAGCCCTAGATAAGATGATGACTGAAAGCCTAGAGACTGAAATTCATGAATTTCAATCTGAGAGACAGGCTATGAACGAAGACCGCATCCTCGCACAACAAAAACTACGTGAAAACGCAGTTAAGTTCAATGATTTTATGGTTACTAAACTAGCCGAAGAAATCAAAGAACTACGTGCAGATCGCAAATCAATGAAAGAAAGCCAAAACAAACTAGAACAATTTGTTGTTCATGCTCTTGCCCGTGAAATTAAAGAATTCACACAAGACAAGCAAGCAGTTGTTGAAGCTAAAGTTAAATTGGTTTCCGAGGGCCGTCAACAACTTGAAGCATTGAAGAAGCGTTTCGTTTCTGAAAGTGCCAAGAGACTTAGCAGTGCAGTCACTACTCATCTTCAGGGTGAACTATCTCAGCTTAAGGAAGACATACAGATCGCACGAGAGAATACTTTCGGTCGTAAACTGTTTGAAGCTTTCGCGGGCGAATTCTCTGTTACTCATTTAAATGAGAAAGCAGAAACTCGCAAGCTAATAGCTAGACTACAAGAAAAAGAACACCAACTTGCAGAATCAGCACAGATTTTATCTAGTGCTAAGAAGTTAGTTGAATCAAAAGAACGTGAAGTTCGAATCATCAAAGAAAGCAATCTACGTGAAAAGACTATGGCTGAATTGCTAGGTCCATTGAACGAAGAAAAAGCTACTACGATGAAAAACTTACTAGAAAGTGTGCAGACAACAAAATTGAAAGCCACTTTTGATAAGTATCTACCAGCAGTTCTAAACTCAGGTGCTACAAAGCCTGCCCAAAAGCAGTCATTGGCAGAATCTAGAGTTGTTACGGAGCAAACTGGTGATAAATCTGCCAAGAAACAAATTGAAGTAGAAGAAGGTGTAGATAACCTAATCGACTTTAAGCGTTTGGCAGGGCTATAAAAAAACGACATCTATAGGAGAATATTAAAATGTCAAAAGTTCTATTAGAAAGCCGTTGGGGCGAAACCAAAGAGGCCCTGTTAGAAGGCTTAAAGGGCACACGCCGCTCAACAATGGGTGTTATCTTAGAAAACACCAAAAAACAGTTACTAGCTGAATCTTCTGCTGGTACTACAACTGCAGGTAACATTGCAACTCTTAACCGTGTTATTTTACCGGTTATCCGTCGTGTTATGCCTACAGTTATCGCTAACGAGCTAGTAGGTGTTCAGCCTATGACTGGCCCAGTTGGTCAAATTCACACTCTACGTGTACGTTATGCTAACAGCTTGACAGACAACAGTGCGGCACAAACTAGCGTATCAGCTGGTGAAGAAGCATTGAGTCCATTCAAGATTGCGCAGGCTTACTCACGTCAGCCAAGTGGTTCAGCTGGTGATACAACTAGCTTCTACACAGCTAACGATACTGCGGCTCTAGAAGGTAACGGCGGTCGTCAGATCAGCGTTCAAATCTTGAGACAAGCTGTTGAAGCTAAGTCACGTAAGTTGCAAGCACGTTGGACATTTGAAGCTGCGCAAGATGCACAGTCTCAACATGGTATTGACGTTGAAGCAGAAATCATGGCTGCACTAGCACAAGAAATTACTGCTGAAATTGACCAAGAAATCTTGTTATCTCTACGTACTCTAGCAAGTACAGAGTTTACATTCAACCAAGCTACTGTATCTGGTACAGCTACTTACGTTGGTGACGAACACGCTGCCTTAGCTGTTCTTATCAACCGTGTTGCTAACTTGATCGCCCAACGTACACGTCGTGGCGCAGGTAACTGGGCT